GCTGGACTTGATCCAGCAGCATCAACCTGCCATTGCGTAAAGTCAGAGGTTCCACCTGTCGAATAAATTGCTAATGTTAAATATGTAAATCCAGCAAATGCTTGATTTATTTGCCAATATGCACTTCCATCCCATTGGATATAATTTGCGAATGTTTGATCTCCAGTAAATTGAGATGTGCCAAATGTTGTTCTTGTATATGTGCCATTTGATGCCGTACTTCCAGCACCAGAAATAATAATTTGAGCTACATTGTTAATTGAATATGTAGAATTTGTAATCGTCTCGCGCCATGGCGCAAAGTTCCAAACGCGCCGATAGTTTAGGGCTGCTGATTTCTGTAGAAACGTAAGCGTATCAGCATCGGTCTTTCCGATCTTCTCGCCTGCGAATTGAGCAATTTCGGTGAGAGTCATTATTTTTTGCTCTCAAGCAACTCAACTTTTGCCTTCAATTCTTTAATGGCCTGCACAAGTACTGGGATCAAGGTTCCATATGCAGCTTCAAGTTTTTCTGGATTTCCATCACTTACTAAATTTGGAATAGTAATTCCAGTTTCATTTTGAACTTCAATAAGTTCTTGCGCAATAAAACCACAATCAGGTATATTAACTTTTGCCTTATCCCTAGTATCCCAAACAAAGCTTACTGGCCTTAGTTTTCCAACAAAATCAAGTCCAGCAGAAAGATCTTTTACCTCACTTTTATCTCGCCCATCAGAAAGCGATGAGATTGATTGAACTGCGCATCGTATTGTTGCAATGGAAGAATTTCCAAGATTTATTGAATTGTTGGCAGAAGTTGTTAATGGATATGAACCAAATCCAATATATGAATTATTTGATCCAGTAATACTACTTACAGCTCCAGCTCCAGCGAAATTACCAATAGCTGTATTATTGCTTCCAGTTGAATTGGAAGCCAGCGCAGAATTGCCAACAGCTGTGTTGCCCTCTGACGAATTTTGATAGAGGGCAGAAGATCCAATTGCAGTGTTAGCGGATGCAGAAGTATTTGATAAAAGTGAATAGTTTCCAATAGATGTATTTTGATTACCAGTTGTATTCTGAAACTGACTAAAAAAACCAATAGCTGTATTGAATTCACCAGTTGTAAGACTAAGAAGTGCTTTATGTCCAACACATGTATTTGCATATCCTGATGTATTTGAGCTAAGAGAATAATAACCAATTGCAGTATTGTTTGAGCCTATATTATTTGAATTAAGCGCATAAGATCCAATAGCTGTGTTTGCAGTACCTGTTGTATTTAAAAAAAGAGAATACGCTCCAAGTGCAGAATTGTTGTCGCCAGTTGTGTTTCTCTCAAGCGAGCTTATCCCAACGCCTGTATTTATAGCTCCAGTTGTGTTATCTCTCAAAGAGGAATACCCAACTGCTGTATTGGCATTACCAGTCGAAGTAGATGAAAGCGCGGAAGCTCCCAATGCTGTATTGGTTGATATATTGCCACTTCCCCTTCCAATATTTAGCGTACTAATAACTGCATTGCTTGATGATGTAATTGAGGAAATTGTTCCTGTTGTAGCTACTAATGTTGTAATGGTCGCTCTTGTGCCAGTTGTAGTACCCAAACTTGCTGTTGAACTACTGATTCTTGTGGTAACACAAGTTCCAATTGTTCCAGTGTTTATGTTTAATACAAGCTCTGGATTGATTGTAGCATCCGCAATCAAAGCATTGAGCTTTGTATTGGTTACTGTGTCATTTGCACCAAAGCTGGTTCCTGCTGTAAAATTCGGCATATTTTCTCCTAATTGTTCCTATTTTTAATAACATCCCAGGCCATAGAGCATACAAGCCCAATGATGCCTGAAATAGCAAGGACTTTGGTCCTTAAATGTTCCAGCGCATTAACCTTATTAGCAATGTCTGCGTAGTTTGCAAGTGACCTTTCGACCATTGAGTAAAGCTGAACCTGACGCTCTTCCATCCTGGCGAGCTTCAATTCTATGTTCCAGATTTGGTCTTCGCTCATGGCTTAACTTGGCCTGCGTCATGGGCAGCTCCCATGTCCCCATAATCTGGCAAGGCGTTGTTCTCTGTGTGCTTCTTTGGGGAGCAGGAGGAAAGCAATAGAGCGATGAAGAGGAGGGGCATTAGGGTAAGCCGAGGCCAGTTCCTACAGTGGTTTTGTATAGTGAATATACGTCGGAATTTAATTGCGTACTTGGAGTTGCGTTTATCTTAATTACAGCAGAAATTGTGCCTTGAAAATATCCTCCGAACAAAGGAAATGCTCCGATTGAGCAATTATTCCCAGTTTTGTTTATTGAAAATAATGGAGAAAAAGAAGTTACCGTGCCACCATTTTTACCCTTAAATCCTAGTGTTGTATTGCCTTGAAACAACGACTTCCAACTTGTATCAGAGGCGGAAATTATGGAGTCTGTAAAAGCCAGTGTTGCCAAATCGTTACCAGTTGCTCCTGCCTTTAAGTGATAATAATTATTTGCAGCCCCTGCCACCTCGCCTTGCCCAAGGATTACTGCTCCATTCCCCCCTGTTGCTTGAAAAAATCCTAAAAATGATTCTGCTGAATTTCCAGAACTAAATGTTCCATTTGCGAGTGTTATTAAATCATCACTACCATCAAATACTATTCCATCTGCCCCCCAAGTTGGCCCATTTGTCAGCGTGCCGTTTGAGGCTGATAAGCCTCCCAAGGAATATGCCGTTGTTCCAGTTCCAGCATTTTGAGTAGAGCGCAACAGCCAGCACCTCATATTTGACCAGTAACCAAAGCCCTTCATCCCAACCACAAAGTCACTAATTTGTTTTTTTGCCGTTGCGTCTGTTACTCCAGCAGTTGTGAAGTATGCAGCAGCGTCTGGATCAAATCCGCCAAATGGAAGTTTTCTTCCATTGTTTAATCCAATATTAAGACTTAGCGATGGCATAAAATAACAATGCAATCAATCGCCAAGGGATAGAACCTTTGGCGATGTGATTACTTTAATCATTAACCAGCTATGTAGCCGATCACCTTGCCAGTTCCAGCCGTGTAGCTGTCGAACTCGCCGTAGATGATGTTGCCTGAGCCAATCGTAATTCCTGTCAGAGTGCCATCATATCTACCGCTAATTGCGCTAAATGTGGTATCTGAAAGCATCTGGATTGCCCAGTAGCCAGCAGCAGCTGTTCCTTGCGTCCCTACGGAAAATCCGTATTGAGCTTGGAATTTATCTAATGCGCGTGACATTAGCTGTGTAGGGCAATCCGATAGGAAATGCCGTTAAGAGTCACGTTCAAGGACGCAGGGGCTGTTGCAACAGTATTAACCGTGCCACCGCTGGAGCTTGCCGTGATTTCAAATACGTTTGTGAAGCCTTGAGTGTCAAAGCGCAAAGCTTTGTTCTTGGCTTTTCTTGTGCTGCGTACAAATTCAGTAGCCATATTCTTAATCTCCTTTTCGACTCCAGGCACGTTTCACCTGATCCGCGCTGAACTCGCTTTTAAATCTACTCCCAAGCTTTTGTTCTTGTTTGTAGTACCCCTTCATAATATTTGTTTTGTTGGTCCCAAGTGGGTTGTCGAGGGGTTCGCCAACACCAACAAGAGCCAAACGCTGTGGGACAGTAAACCGCTTCAGATACTTGGGGACTGAGTCCCTTTCAGCTACTGACTTTTCCAGTTCAACGACTGAACCATTTCTGGTATCGGTGTACTGGTAAATCGGCATTAGCTGTAGCTCTCCTCGTCGGCCTTCTGAGCCAAAGCGCGCATTTTGTCCTCCTCAGACATGTTGTCTTGCTGATTATTGTCGGATTCACCTTCCATCATAGCGTCATTAACTTTGATATGAGCGACTCCATTCCTAACCATATGAACAACACCACTGAGTTCAACGTGATCACCTTCAGAAGGAGGAACAGCATCTCCGCCATCATTAACTTCAAGCATCGATACAGGCAACATGACCATGCCTTTTGGCATCTTCATTTCACCACCATTATCCATTCCTTCGTGCATTTGACCTCCGTTGGAAGAGGCTGGGGAGGTTTTACCCTCCCCAGCTTTCCGAGGACCCATAGCGATTACTAGGGTTCCCATTTAATTGTTTAGCTGTAGTTCGACTTCGCGAAGATCGCGCGGAAGAACGTAGTATCCAATTGTTTGGCAGCGTAGAACGTTTTAAAGGACGCCACTACACGTTGGCCATAGGGATCGGATTTATCAGCAGCGTCAAGGATCGTGACCTTCGGTGAGAAGGGCGAACCATTGGCAACGATTGAGCTGAGGCTAGGAACGCCGAAAGCGTTTCCACCCAAGAGCAAGTTGCCATACACAGCCTGACCAGCAGTCGATGAAGAAGCCACACCCGCAGTAGCGGTTGCGAACGTCTGGACGTTGGTGCTGCTTACAACCTTGCAACCAAAGAGAGAACCAATTTCTCCCTTAAAAATTGCATCAGGGTTGGAATAGCTCGAAACCTTCAACCAATCGTCATCCTGCTGGAGGTCACGAATGACCGCAGGGTGAGCGACAAGGACGTAAGAATCCTTGATCTTAGGCGCACGGCTGATGAACAATGCTGTCACACCATCGAGCAAGTCGGTGGAGGTGATTGCGCTGTTAGCAACAGAGCTGGTCGCGAATGTCGTGCCGTTCGTGCTGTTCTGCGCGTAACGAGCATAGCTCTTCGTGGCTACGTTGGTTCCAGTCGAAGTGGAAGAATCTTGGATCAGCGCGCGGTGACACAGAGTGTCGGCGTGCAGAGCAGCATCTTCACCCAACTGCTTGGTGGCCTGGGCGAGGTGGTTGAACAATTCGGTGGCCAAGAGAACGTCTGTTAGAACGATCTGGCTGCCATACTGCTGAAGGGTCGCATCAACAGTGGAAAGAGTCAGCTGACGCTGATCCGATCCATCGCCAATAGTCGTGCCTTCAGAAAGTGCAACGATGTTTGTGATAGCGGGATTGTCAAATTTAAAAAATTTGATCGTTTTGTTTCCGCCAGTTTTCGAAGGATACGCCACCTTCATTGCAAACTGCTCCATCTGGAGCAGGGGGAGCGCACGTTCCAAGAGCATCTTGGAGAAGTACGTCTGGAACTGTGCTGAGACAGATCCGCCAGTAGTTACATAAGCCATTGTATTATTTTCCTTTTAAACAACTAGTCTGTTACGATCTATCGGCTTCTGCTGCCATTCGAAGCAGTTCACGTCCTTGCTCCTCCGAGGAGAGTTCGTGAAAAGCTTTGACGCGAGCAGGGCCAGAAGGTTGACCGCTTGCAGGTGTCGTTGCCTTTCTAAGTTGAGTCACTTCGGACTCATACTTTGCAATCTTCTTTTCCAAGTCAGAGGCAGCGTCCGCTTTGAGTTTAAGCTTTGCCAAACCTACCGCATCATTGATTCCGTTAGGATAGTTCCTAAGAATCGCGTGTTGCTGTAGTAGAGTTGAGACAGCTTTATAGAGATTTGTCGAAGAATCCTTTAATTCTGGATTCGCTTCGACTTCTCGCAGGAGATTTTGATCCCAGGCGTTCTTCCATTCGGAATGCGCCTTTTGCTCATTGTATCTCTTGCCTTCAGTCTCAATCTCTTCGGCTTTGCTTTCAGCGAGTTTTGCAAGATCATCACGGCCTTCGTCACGATAGCTTTTTGCGGCTTCGCGATAGTCATCCGCGCTAAACTTGCTAGAACTTGCCTTTGCTTCTGTTGGAGCAGCTTGTTGACTAGACCTTGCAGTCTTGGCTGCTTCAATAGATTCCCTTTCAGCTTGGAGTCTCGCACGTTCCGCTTTGACATCTTCCCACTCTTTTGCGAGTCGAGATTGTGCCTTTTGGTACTTGCTTTGCTTCTTTTCGGAAGCTGACTCTGACTTGGGTTCATCAGATTGCGTTGTTAAAGAGCTTGTTGATGTAGTTTCAGTCTT